TTGGCTGCGCGTGCCTTGAGTCAAATCAGTCAACAACTGAGCAGGCAGACCGCCCCGCGCCATCACGTTGGCCGCGACTGGTTCCATGGCACGCTCTGCTGCCATACCGGCACGCTCAAACTGTGAGGCATACGCTGCCCTGGGGATCGAGGCCAGCAGTCCGGCCTCTGGCAATACTGGCGGCAGCTTGGTGGATTCAAGCAGGCCAGCAACGCTTTGCAGCGCGTTCTGGGCCATCTGGCCGCGAGGTGCATAGGTGTACTGCTTGATGAAGTCTTGAGTGGCCTTGTCGGCCAGCTTGACGCCTTCCTTTGTGCCGTACTTACCTGACCTGATGTTTTGCATGATGCCGTAAGGGATGCCAGCCATGGTGGCAGCGGCGCCGCTACCAAGGGTTGCCCCCGTCTCACCAATTGCCTCGAGGTAATCCAGTAGACCAGTTGCCATCATTTCACCTCAATAAATCATTGACCAGCCAGATTTGAACCGATTGCAAGGCCACCAGTCTGCCCAGCAATGTATCCACCAGTGCCAGCAGCTCGGGCGCGTGCCTCGTTCATTCTGCGCATAGTGTCGGACAGATCAAGCAATTTTTGCTGCTCACGCGAAAGCAAGATATTGCCGATCTGGTTGCGCACTGTCTCTGGAGTGCCAATTCGGCCAAACACATTACCCGCTGACGTGATCATGCCGGGCACGTTTCCAGCAGCCACTGCCTGGCCTGCCTGCATCATCGGTGCAACGTCCAGATCGGCCAAGCCAGCAGCCCTGGCCGCTGTCTGCGATCCACGGCCAGCAGACTCCAAGCCTTTGAGACGTGCCTCTTTTGCGACTGCTGCCGCAAATTGACGATAGTCGTTGTCAAACACGGCCTTGAGTCTTTCCTGGGTTGCGGGTTCCTTCCACATCTTGAGCAAAGACGTTTGGCCTGCCTCGGTCCCAGTTTTCTGACGTAATGCCTGCAATGCACCGATCTTGAATGCGTCAATCTCTGACTGACTCAAGTTGCGCATCTCTTGCTTGAAGTTGATGATGTCACCGGCCAGTGCCTTGCGGCCAAGCTCGGCAGCGTCCATCATCTGAGACGGCCCGGCCCACTTCTCCATGGCCTGGGCATACGCTGACATACCGCCAACCTTGGGGGATTTGTTGATCAAGGCGGTGATCAAGTCTTGGCGCACGTCATCATATGCATTGGCCTGCTGAGTGCCGCCAGACCGCTTTAATGTTTGGGCAGAGTCATACAGCGACTGCTTCAATGTATCGAGCACATTCATGGGGACTTGTTCGCCAACCTTCAGCTTGGACAGGTCAATGGTTTGACCCGTCTTTGTGCGATACAGCAACTCAGCGGCGCCCTGCAAATTCTCAGAGCGCTTGAGTAGACCCATCAGGTTGTTGTCCACATTGACAATGGCCTTGTCAATCACGTTGTAGAAGGGGCGCGACTCAATGCGGCGCAGCTCGCTAAAGTTGTCAATGCTTTGCTGAAACATCGACCCCTGAGTGCCCAAAGCCTCATCAGCAGCCGAAACAAGACGGCCAGCACGCCCAGCCTGTCTCTCCCTGATGGCACGCTCCAGCGCCTGTTTTGTCTCGCCTGGCAGGGTTGCGATGGTGTCGAGCAGTTGGCGCATATTTGCGCCGCCAACGTCAGCGATCCTAGCCTCTGGACCCAGCTTACCCATTCGGGTCTGGGACATGGTCAAGGCGCTTGAGAGTAGATCTGGCGGCGTATCGCGCAGCAATGCCTCGGCCACCTTTTGCTGGGCATAGGTTTCGGCCTTGGCAGGGGATACCCTGGCAGCGATCTGCTTGCCGGTGGCGCCCAGCACACCCATGACTGGTTGAGTCAATGGGCCAATAACTCCACTGATGGCCGCACTCTTGGCAACGTCAGTTGCAATGTCGCCGACAGTCTCACCTTCAGACGATCCAAGGCCACCGACTGCACCAAACCCAACGCCAGTTGTACCGGCCTGCGCCATGCGCTGACCCATACCCATGATCTTGCCCTGGGCTGCTGGCTGGGTGAGGTACTGATAGAGCTGCGCCATCTTTGGCGACATGGCCTCGACCACAGGTGCCACGGCCTTGCTGACGGCCTGGGATACCTTGGCAGGGGCGCCAAGCATGATCGTTGGCAGCGATGCCGCGGCCTGCAAGCCAATAGATCTATACGGGTTTGCTTGCGTGTAAGACTCAGTTGCACCGCGAATAACATCACGCTGCTCTTGATATGCCTGTGACAGTGGCTTGCCTTCAGTGATGGCCTTGACTGGTGCAGCTACAGCGCCAGCGATCTCGTCATAAAAGCCCATGGTCGGGCCTTGCATGGCTGCCAGAAAACCTTTTTCAAGTTCTGATTTCTTTGCGCCTGCCTCAAATGCCGGTGACTTGCGCTCAGTCAAAAACTTGAGCACCTCATTGGTTGTGTAGTTGTTTTCAATCGCGGCCTGGATTTGAGGCGCAATATCTGGCATCTGGGACAGATATTGGATGATCTCATCATCTTGGTATCCCTCTTTACGGGCTGCATTGATCTGCTGTTTTATGCCGTCCATGATCCTGCCTTATCTTGTGAAAATTTCCGACAATGATCGGCGAGGTTGACCCGCTGGTGATGTACCAGGAGCACCGCCAGGCACTCTCATAATTGATGGGATATTTGCTGGACCGCCAAGTGCCTTGTCAAGTGTCACCCCAGTGCTCTCACCAAAGTCAATGTACTCGCCACGCTTTTGGTTGTAAGCCTGACCAGCGGCAGCATACAGCTCGTTGGACAATTGCTTGAAGTCAGCGCGTTGCGTTGGAGTCAATTTATTGCCAGACGCCCATAAAGTGAAATAGTTTTGCAGCCGATCCATGCGTCCAGACGCTGCCATGGCGATACCCAATTCAGACTCGCGCACAACAGATCCAGGATCCAGCAATTTCATGACCTTGGTTGCGCCTGCAACGTCACCAATTGGCGTGCCCTGATCAAGTGATGTGAGAACCTGACCATAAGCAGACTTCATGTCGTTGAAGTCTTTGTAGATCGGTTCAGACATAAATGTCTTTTTCGCTGACATCTTGTTTTCAAAGCCCTTTTGACCAACATCAACATTGACGTTGCTCGCGCCAGATCTGCGAATCGCCATGATGTTTTCCATGGTGACCGGCATATTTGCGGCCTGCAACAATCTGACTTCAGTGGGTGATGCCTCTGCCTTTGGCGATACTCCAGTTACAACCTTGTAGCTGCCGTCCTCGTAGTACTGGACAAGGGTTGGCGTGCCGTTAACCATAACCTCTTGAGGTTGACCAGTTGGTTTGACCTCTGGCGCAACGGGTGCAGGGATGACTCCACCAGTTTTGGTTTGCAGGTAAAACTTGCCATCAGCACCCCTAAATGGCCCACCCATGACCTCTTGAGGCTGCATCAATTTCATCAACTCAGGGATGCCTTTTTCAGCAGGCAAACCAGACAGCAGTTGAAGCATTTGCGGAGTCAATGCAGCACCGCCAGGCATTGCACCGGGCATTGCACCGGGTGGCATTGCACTGGGCTGTATTTCCTGACCAATCATGGCCGCACGCTCAACTGTCGGGCCGACAGGCATCCCAGGCATGGCGATGGCCTGCTCTGGCGTGATTGTCTGAGGTTGGCCCTGCTGACCAATAATTTGCTGATACCTCTCTTGAAGTGCTTGGGCGCGTCTGGCCTCGTCCAACTTCTGACGGGTCAGCAACTGCTGAATCGCACCCTCTTGGGCCTTACCATAGCTGGACGTGCCAGCCTGCAAGCCTGCACCAAGCGCTTGGCCCAGTGAGATGGGAGTGGCAGAGGGGCCACCTGCTTGGAGCAGGGCCGCAGCGGTGGACAGCAACGCTTGGCGCTGCATCGACTCTTGCTGTTGAGGGGTCAGGTACTCGCTCAGGGCAGACGTGCCGCCACCAAACAAGTCACCCAGCAAGCCCATGTTCATTGTTGCCATGATGTTTATTCCTTAACCTAGACCCAGCAAACCGCCCAAGATGGCGCCATAACCTGCATATTGCGGGTTTCCAGCGCCACCCAATATGCTGCCCAACTGAGCACCGCCCAAAGCACCGCCAAAAGCACTTGCTGTCTGGTTGCGGAAGATCGGTGTGGTTGTCGTACCGCCAAGGTTTGGCACGTTCTGGCCCAAGGCACTGCCAGTCAGGCCAAGGCGCTCAGATGCCAGGTTGCGTGCAGCGTCAAGCCGCGCCTGGGCCAACTGCTGGCGCTGCTGCTCGGCAGTCATCACGGCCTGCGCACCCGTCATACCCAGGTTTTGCTGCTGGGCACCCAAAGCACCCAACTGGCCCACGGCAGTCTGGCGTATGCCAGCACCAGCGATCTGGTTGGCAGCGTTTGCCCTGGCCGCTTCCATGGCCCTGGCAGCATCAGTCTGGCCGAACCCGGCAGCCGTGGTGAACCCGGCAGAGCGCAACTGGGCGGCAGTGTTGGCTGCTTGGCGCATGTAGTCTTCATTTGCGATGGACTCGGCCACTGCCTGGCGCGAGCCACCAAATGCCCTGGCACCTGTTGCTCGAGCTTGCTGTGCCTGCTGAGAGATCTGACGCTGACGCTCAATGTCTGCCAGCGTACCCTGCACCACTTGTTGCTCGTAAGGGTTTTGGTATGCACCCATGTACTGGGCACCCGTCATGGCCTGGATCTGCTGGGGTGTGTAGCCAGCCTCTGCGAGTGCCAGCTCGGCAGCCCGGTTGGTTGTCTGCTGACCAGCACCGCCAATGCCGGTGGCCGTCAACTGCTGCTCTGCCGTGGCATAGCCTGGGGTGAAACCCTCAAACTGCCTTGTGCCAAGGCCAGCCGCAGCGGTTCTGGCATCAGCCAACTGCTGGAGATATGCAGCCTTAATGTCAGGGTCGATGGATGTTGAGCTTGTTGAAGATGACGGCGTGCTGCTGCCACCCAAAGCCTTTGCGGCCAAGCCTGCGCCAGTTAATGCAAGAGCAGGGTTTTCTTTTGCAAAGTTAAGGGCGGTACCTAATAATCCAGCGCCACCAGCAGCACCGGCAGCGCCAATGCCGCCAAGAGTTCCTGCACCAACTCCAGCACCAGTTGCGCCATAAGCAGCAGCCAAGTCCGCAGCAGCAGCAGTCCCGGCAGCACCGGCGCCAGCAGCACCTAAGCCTGGGATGCCAACGCCAGCCAAGCCACCACTGGCGGCCAAAGCAGCCAAAGCAGCAATGGGGACTGCATTCTGAGACAAGCTCAAGTCTTTATCCACCTTTGCCAGAGCATTGCTGGTGCTGCCGATAGGGTCAGCGACAAAACTGCTTGCGGCACTGCCTAGTTGATTTAATGCGCCCATTTGAACCTCATTGTGGCTTCGTATGTTCTGAACAATCCATCATCGATCTTCTTGACCTCTGATGGGTAGGTGAGTTGTGCAATCAAGTCATTGATCCTGGGGTTGTCGTAGAACGTGACTGCAAAGTCATGCCCATGATCCTTCAAGTCATCGAGGTACTTCTGCACGTTGGACACTAGGTCTTTTGCGCGTTCACCGTTAATGCAATGGAATTCGATGCCGTTCTTCTCGATCTTCTTTGTCAGGATCAGAGTGTCACCCTGACGCACAACAAAGTTGCCTGTCTTGGGTGCATTCATCAGACCATCAAAGTAGGCATCAACTGTCATGGCAAAGCCACCATAGTTCTTTGCCAGGTCTTCGGTGAGGATTTGTCTGATGTCTTTCATGGCTGAATTTTAAGTCTCAACGCTTGCCAGCGGGTAACACGTCCAAACGGTTGATGCCAACTCTCCAGTCATCGAGCACCGCCCCGGTATACCTGACCTTGACCTGGCGACCAGTGAACCGCACATCTGTCGGCTGACTTGCCGTATATGGGCCGTAAGTTGTCTCGGTTGAGGTTGGATACATTCGCGTCTTGAACGACACAACAACCTCGCCCAGGGTTTGCTCATCAGGGATGATTTGCCGCACGCTCATCACCTGCTCACCCGTTCCGATCTCCACAGGGCCAGACTCAGCGTAAGGCGCGACAGAGTCATAGGCAAACCCGACTTCATGCTCGTAGATGTACCCGTCAGCAGAAACCATCAGCGGGTTCAGGTAGACCCCACGGTCAGTGCCAGCCGTGCGAGACAGTGAGCCAATGGCCCAGTGGTTCTCGCGGTAGTTGTAGGTGACATATGAGTCATTCTCATTTGACTGACTTGACGGGTAAAACCAAATGATCTCGCCATACTTGGAGTTGTGGACAGAGTAGATCTTGCTGGCCTGGTTGTAGTTGATGTTTTGGAAGATGTAGTCACCAACGTCAGACACCAGTGGTTTTACATACCCGTCATAGACCCAGAACCCTGACTTGCTCATCCAGATTGCAGCCGTGTCAATGGCCGCGACAGACTGAGATGAGATCAACCCGCAACCAGAACCGGCCTTCTCAAATGAGTAGACGTAAGGTAACCCAATATAGGTGCCAACGTGAACGTCAACATCTGTAAACAGCAGATTTACACCTCGAACACGCTTGCCAGCCTTGAGAGATCCGACAGTTGCAAGTTCAAAGTCACCGGCCTGGTTGGTGGCTGCCGGGGTCCAAACAGTATTGTTTTCTTGGTCACACCACTGCACCTTGCGGGGGTTGCCGCCAGCGCCCAGCGCAAATACAAAGCGCTCTGACGTTGTCATCACGGCGTTGCAGCTCGTTGGCGCGTTGGTGATGGCAGCGGCCAGGGTCGGCGTTGAGAATCCCAACTGCCACTCGTAGAGCTTGCCATCAGCATCTGAGCACGCGACCAGGTACTCGCCCCAGGTATCCAGACTCCAGGTCGTGGCTGGCGTCACTGTGCCAGTGTCTGGTCGCTGCACGCCATAAGCAAAGTTGCCATAAGTGGAGTACCCGTACCCGGTCTTTGTGGCTGCGTCAGCAATGCCAACAGTCAAACCTGTCGGCGTAATGTCTTTGAGAGTGCCAGCCTCATTCATGGCATACAGCTTTGAATGAGTCCCGGCAGCGATCCAGCGATCCCCTGAGTTGTCGCGCCAAGTGATCAAGCCACGGCATGACCCGGTCAGTTGGCTGCTCGATCTCTTGCGCCATCCACCAATGGGA